AACGCCCGCCAAGTGGCGAGCGCGGTCTAACATCTGCAAAAAATCGTCGTCCATCATGTGTTCGCCGCTGCCGATTGCGTCGGGACTGTCGAATTCATGATAGTTAAAGTATTTCACTGCAATAGTATTGCGCAGGCTGCAACCATTATAATTAAGTCCGCAACGTCAGCACGGCCATATTCACGCGCCTTGTATGTGACGTTCACAGTTATGGTTGCTAATATAATCCAAATCATTTTTGCAGCTTTGCAATCATCAACTCAATTTTGTGGACGCTGGCCAGTAGTTCTTTCATGTCGCTCTTTATCTCATTGCTGTCAATCTCTAACTGAATCACGCGGCTTTTCAATCTTGCCACTGTGCTGTTTAGGTTAACCCATACGCCAACCAAGCCAGCCACTACAGGCAATACCGCTGCTAATATCTCCCACTCCATCACTTCTCTTTTTTCTGTATTATGTACCAGTTGCTTGCATGGCACAAGATACTAACGCCGTCGTAATCCCTGTTTAAATTGTAAGTGCTTGCGCCGTCGATGGTTACCCCTGAGTCGGATGCATTCGGCGTAATAGCTACAACCTTGTTTGCGGCTATTGTGCTGTCGGCTATAAACCGCAACACGCGCCCCTCGTTTCCTGTAACCGTGGGCAGGTAAACAATCGCTGTGCCGTTGCCGCCTGTGTATGTGTTGAAAATTATTGAATCCGTTGCTGTGACGCTTTCGCTTAACGTTGCTCGGTTTGTAATGCTGCGCACAGGCTGCTGAAGAAAGCGCCGCAATACATTGGGCGGCACGTTACCAGCGTCAGGCTCGAACGTGTTGCGTATATCGTAAACAGGCTCGCCGTCGTCCTGCGGTTCGTGCGTGTCAATTACTTCAGGTTGTGGAGTGACTACGGCGCTGTCGTTATCGTCAAGCTGAAAAACCTCGTATTCACATTCAACAGGCCGTGCAATGAATGTAGTTTGAAATGGTAAGTATCGGCTGCTGTCACTTGTAAAATTTACAACGTGGTAAGGGCTAAAAAAAGATTTGTAAGCCGTGCCGCGTCTGACTGGCGTGCTATTGTTTTGCCCTCGGATTACTTCCAGCACTCCAAGCGTATGAATCGCGGCTTCTTCCTGCGGGCTGAGTTGGCTGTTCCATTCGTTAATCAATTCTCCCGGCGTGGAGTTGTTGTCATAGATGGCTTTGTAGTTGTCAAAAGATGACGAACCAATTTCAACGCTTGGCTGTTCAAGTTTTACCTGTCCATTTTCGCCTGTGTTTGCATCGTATACTACTTCATCGCCGTTGGTTGCTTGACCATTCATGGAGAAAATAGCAAACTCGGAAAGCTTACCGAATGCCGTGCCGTCAATTACATCGGGCGTACTTACCCCCGCATGGTCTACCGCTTGAATTGTAGCCGTAACATCTAAACCTGACTGCTCCGACGTCAACGGGTCAAGGTCAATTACTAACGGCGCATTATATGACTGCACATTTAGCACCCCTGACGGCCATGCCTGATTGAAAAACACTTGCCCCGTATTGCGGTCAATGTACTGATAATTCTGCGTTAGTGGTATGTAGAAATAACCAGCCGACGCGCTCCAACTGGGGGCGCTTATGTTAATTTGTTCGACTGTCGAATTACCTTCAAAGTTACCATAGGTGATTGTGTTAGGGCCGACCGTTATCGTATTGTTATAATACAGCGCCCCGCACTTGACAACTAAACGCAACAAAAGGCGCGATGGTATATCCTCGCCTGTAAAGCTTCCGCCGCCATCATATTCGTGCGTGTATTTAAAACTGATGCGCAGCTCTGTGCCTGATTCATAAAGTAAATCGTTATCGCTGATAGTTGTACCGATTGCAGTTTGAAAGCTGTTGGGGTTAAGGAACTGCTGGAAGTCAAACAACACAGGGAAATTCGCATTTGTCACCCATGTACGGCGCACGCTTTGCAATGGTGGCAAAAAGGTAGTAGAGCCGCCGCGCATACGTACGAAGTTTGTACCCTCCTCAATATCTAAATCAATACTCGACGTTGACGCGCTAACCGTGCCGCCCTTGGTAACGGTATGCACGTCAATGCTTGAACCGTCAGTGATTAAACCAACTGGCAAGAAATAAAACACGCCCCCAGAAAAGAAAACCCGCGCGTTGAATGTAATTGCTAAATCTTGCAGCACTTTAAACGTATCGAAGAACTGCGGCAATCCGTCCGCGTCTTGGTTATAAAATGCGCTATGGTTTACTTCGGCCTCTATCAGTGCGTTGGTCGCTTGAAAGGTAGCCGGTTGGAAGTCGTTGGCATATTTAAACAGGACGTCCGTATCTGCGTAAACGTGTAGCGCCCTCGTCTTTGATAGGCATTTATAAATGTGTTGCGCTATGTTATCGCGTCCAGTGTATGCCGTGCCGTTGTTTGTGTACTCTGTGTTTGTCAGGTTGCCAAGTTCGTCGACCGCGTTTAGTGTGTTTTGTATTGGGTAAGCCTCGTCCATCAGCTCAATTTGCTCGGCTAATAATACGCCCGTCCAAAACAGTTCATCAGTTACCTGCCACCCCTTCCATATTGATACCGTAAACTCAGCGTCCTGAGATGTTGCCAGCGCCGTTATAAAAAGGCTGTGTTGTGCGTTGTCCTCCGTAAGCGTAAAGGTTAATTCACTACCGATTATCGGCTGCATTCGGTTTTCATTATCGCCGCTGTAACTCAATGTAAAACCGTCAGCCCCTAAGTAGAACTCCACAGGCGACACTTGCCAACCCGCTTGGTGGATGTTTAAACGGTACTCCGTGCCAAGGTCGTCCTGAAATTCTGCGTAAAGTCGTATTGCGTCCATGTTTTAGAATCCTCTTACTCGGTTTCGGTCGATTGCATTTCGTTCACTCGTTAACAATATGTCACGGCCTGAAATTTTGCCCGTTACTTGTACGTGCTGGCCGCCCATCATGCTCCTTAATTTATCAAGTGGTGCAATTACCTCGGGGTTTGTTTTCGCGCCGGGATATTCGCCCACAAGGCCAAGCGTAGGGCCTGAAACTATAGCACCATCGGCGAAGGCTGGAACGCCTGCACCTTCTGCGCGTTTGGTAATTGCGCCTTTTATTCCTGCACCTAAAGCAACAAGCGCAACACCAGCAGCAACGGCAAGAACTCCGTTTATACTGCCTAAAGCCGCTTTAATGCTGTCGATGGCAATACCGTAGCCAATGGCAAGCGTTCCCAATTGAATAGCCAAATCTGCAAACACGCCCAACAACATAGCGCCAACGCCTTTCATGCCTTTACCTGTTGCAATGCCCTCACCTAACATCATCCCAAAGCCTATGGCCGCGCTTTCCGCTGCTGTCTCAATTGCTTTACTTACTGATTCAGCAAAATCCTCAAAGTCTTGTTCTGCCTGTGTTAGCGGCTGCGTGTCAACCGTTGCCGCTGGTATTTCCTCGAGCATATTCATTAACCCGCCAAGCGTCTGCGTCAAGTCCTTTGCACCGTCTTCTGTTGGTTTCCAAATGTTCTCGCTTGGTACTTCCTCCAGCTCGTTAATCAAAAACCCGATGGTGTTTTTTAGCTCGCGCGATTTCGTAGTTAAGTCCTCCGTTTCGTCCTCGACTTCCTCAATAATTACGGGCGTCTTTTCGAGCTTTTTATTCACCTCGTCCAGCATCGTATTCATTGTAGCCAACTCGCTGTTAGCTGTGGCAAATGCTGCGTTTGCTTCCTTCTGTTCTTTGATTGCTTTGCCTCCAAACTTTTCGGCAATCTTATCTTTCGCGGCTTTCTCAGCTTCTAATTGCTCAACAAGTTTTTTCTGTTGCTCAATTTGCACTTCGATATTTCGCTTCTGTTCCTCAAGCGTTAAATTCTTGTTTGCCTCGGTTAATGCGTCGACTGCTGTTACTGCTTTTTTAGTTTCGTCTGTGAGCATTATGATGCCCGTGACGACCAACGCCAAAGCTGTTGCAGCAAGCGCAAAGGGATTGGCCAATATTGTCTTATTTAAGAATCCAAAAACTGTGTTGGCCGCTTTTATTCCGCTTATCAAATTCGGCAAAATGAGCAGAACAGGGCCAATGGCTGCGGCAATTCCTGAAATAGCTAAAGCCACGTTTTTTGTGCCGTCGCTTGTGCCTTGCAAGAACTGTACAAACGTTTTCAACTGGTCAACGATAGGCCGTAAATAGTCGACAAGCAAGCGGCCAATTTCTTCTTGTAAGTCGCCGAATGAATTAGCCAACTGCGTAAATCCTCCATCTGCCTCGGCTGCTGCTTCTGCGCTACCTCCGTACTGCTTATTTAGTTCGTCAAGTATTAACGTTTGCGCCTCTGCCAGTCGGCCCGTTTCCGTAAGCGATTTAATAACCTCTTTTTGCTTTTTACTGAATTGGATACCTGAACGGCTCAACGCGCTAAGGTTTGCAATTGGGTCATTGAGCGCCTTACCTAGTTGGATGGACGCGCTTTTTAAGTCGCCATCTAAACGCGTAGCCAAATCGAGGGCCGCCGCCTGCGTTCGTGCAAACTGCTCGCCTGTGATATTCGTAAACGTCAAAAGCTGCGCCGTAGCATCCTTTAAAATAACCTCATCGCCAAACAGCGTTTTGTTCTGCAAATCGGTTGCCATCTTTTGCAACTCCTGCGAAGTCATACCAACCTGCCCCGCTGTTGACTTTAAACCCGCCTCGACTTGTGCAATGGCTTTCGATTGTTCGCGGAATGCTTGCACGCTGCTTGCACCCATCAAAGCCAGTGGTGCAGTTATGCCAACGGTCATATTTCGGCCAAGCTGCTGAATCTCTCGCGTGTTCTTCGCTATGCTTTTGCGTGCGTCGCCAAGTTTCTTGTTTAGCTGCGTGGTGTCCGCGCCAACTCTTACAATTAAATCGCCTAATTTTGCCATGCTGTTACTTTGCTAACTGTCGCAAGATACCAATTCCATCGGCGGCCTTTTCTTTCTTCTCCCATGGGAAGGTTGCTAAGTCCTTTGGGGTTATCCTTTTCTTTACGTGTGGGTTGATTGTAATAGCTGCAAGCCACCGCGTGCGCTCCCATTCTGCTTTTTCCCGTTCTTCGATTTCTTTGTAGTGCCCCGCCATAGCGTTGCCAAACTCTGCGAACGTCAAACCATAAAGCAAAAAAGGGGTTAGGCGCAACTGGCCCAACCCCATTTCTTCTATTTCATCCCATGTCAACGGCTTGCCTTGGCCTTTGTTTTTTTTTGTGTGCCGCCCATGACTTTGGCCACGGCTTCGCTGAGTTTTTGCAAGTCTGATATTTCTATCATACCAAAAAAATCATCCACGTCCATTTCGAACGCCATGCCTTGGCTTTTGCAACCCTCCTGCACAAAATAATAAACCAGCTCAGGAATCAAAGTGACATCGTTGCTGTCAACGTCTGCCACCTTTTTACCTGTCGCATCTTCAAACTTTCGCCAAGCGCGCATAGTTGCACGGATGGGGAAGGTTTTACCGTCTAGTTTTATCTCTACCATACGGTAAAGATATCACGAAATTACCTCGCGTACAACTGTGCCCGTTACTTCGATAGTCATAGAAAAACCAACGTTGTCTTCTACGCCTGCTGACTGCTCAAGGCTTGAAATATAACCCGAAATATCAAACTGCTCGTCGCCTGTGTTTGCAGTTGCTCCGCTTCCAGTATTTGTAAAAATTACAAAAAGCTTATCGCCTGCAAGTTGGTGGTCGATGAGTTGATTGTAACCGTTAGTTGCGTCCTCTGCAAAAAGGCCGCTCACGCTCATGCTGGCCGACTTCAAACCGGGCAAAAGTTCACGGTATCCCCCGCTGGTTTTTGTAGTTATGTCGCGCATATCCGTAGTCATGGAAATGCTGCATTCTGTTACGTGGTCGAGAACTACTTCTGAATCGTCTGTAGTTCCAAGAAATACCCGAATGCTCGACGAGTTGATAATGCCTGTGGTCTGTGCCATTACTCTTTAATTTTTTTAGATTCTTTTTTTTCGGGCTTGTCAAGATACCCGCCTTTTTTAAGTTTTGCGGCAAACTTATTCGAAACGTCCACAACCTTACCCGCTGACCATTTCCAGCCGTTTTTGTTGTATGGTTTTTGTATCGTTACCTTCATGCGTGCAATTTACTGAATTTAAATTTCATCGTTTATATCTTCAGGAAACCATCCATTTTCCTCCATGTATTCCTGTGTTCGTATCGTCGTGTCGCTCGGTATGATATGCCCGAACGGGAACTTCTGATTCACTTGAACGTAGCTGCTGAGGCTATACCGCTCATCGTTCGACAACTCAGGAAAGCAAGCAACAAGGCGTTCGAGGTTTGCCGCTGGATGTACGTTGATAAGATAATCCGTGTCAACCTGCAAAGCGTTCTGCACTCCGTCAGGATGTACGATAATACCAAACACGGTCGAAGCCGCTTCGCCTTCTGCCTGTATCAAAACGGGGCGGGAGATGTTGTATAGCTCTCGCGTGATTTGGTACGCTCTGCGCTCGCTGGTCTGCGTGTCCGTTGGTAGGACGATTATGTATCCGTTCATTAGAATGCTGAGTAAAAGGTATTGGCGTTGTTACTTATTCCGACAAGATTGCTGTCGCTTTCCAAAGTAGAATAAGAAATAATTTCGCTAATGTATTGTGTATTCTCCTTGCCTATGCTGTCAGGTGTTTGCGTACCTACTGAACCACGACGGAATAATACAACATCAAATCCAAGAGTTACAGAAATATTTCCCCCGCTTGTTGCATCGTACACAGTGCCGTTGTGCAATACATATAAATTCCCCGATGCCCACTCAAAGCCGAAATTCCTGTAACCTGCTGTGCCGTCTGTCCTGACCGATTTGTTATTTGCGCCAAAACCCTGCGACCTTGCCAAAGGTTCGCCGACATAGAGATATGTGTTGTTATTGAAGCTGTTTGAAATTGGCAGTATTTGCGTGCTGCCTGTGAATAGGACGCTCGGTTTGCCGCCTCTTGTAACCACCGTCGCCGTCGTCCCGTCGTAAATCTTTGGCATGTTCGCTGTCGTAGTTTGCGCTGCCGTGTTCGTGTTTCCGCTTTGGTCGTACCACTTTGAGACAAACCCATTATTTGAACCGCAATGCGACGCAAGTGCAGTAGTATCTAAAACGTCGTTGGTAAATCCTATGTCTGCATAGCTGCTCCCGTTGTAAACCTCAACAGCATAACCTGTATAAGCGGTTCGCAGTTTACGAAGTGAGTAAGCCGCCGCCGCTCCCGTGTACGTGTCTAGTAATAAGTTGGCCTCATCTGCTTCCTCCCATGTTTGCAGTAACGTGAAGGGTGGCCTTCCATACGTTGCGCCATCTTCAAAGCCGTCAAAGGTCGCCACAGTATTGGCATAGCTTGTGTCGTCTGCAAAGGTGTGGATTAATGTGTAGTCGCCTATCACATCCGAGTCGCTGATAAATCCTGTTTTGTGGTAAATCTTTCTAACGATAACTTTGCCAGCTGCTGGCGTGTCGCTCTCCGCGTCGGCAAAAACTCCGTCGCCTTCGCCCTTTACACTATACGCGCGTTCAGTTCCTGTGATTCCTTGCTTGCCCGTTTCTACCTCATCCTCAAAGCGGTTGGTGTAACTTACTTGAGATTTAAACGCTGACGCTGTAGTATCGTATATCAAAGCCTGATTTGCTGCGGGCGTGCCTACAATAGTAACGTCGCTTAAATCGTTTAAAGTGGTAGGCACAGCGCTTGTGTTTGCCTTTGCATCCAATGCCGTTTGCGTGGCTGTGCTTACTGGCTTATCTGCGTCGCTCGTATTATCAACGTTGCTGAAATCGGCGCTGTTTGCCTTGGCGTTTAGCTCGGTTTGCGTGGCTGTGCTAACAGGTTTATTTGCGTCGCTGGTATTATCAACGTTGCTGAGGTTAACGTCGCCTTTGTTTATTGTGTCGTTTACCCATTCGCCTCCGTCGTACTTCAGCAATTCGCCCGCCTCGACGTTGCCCAATATTACATCCGTCAATTGCCCCAACTGAGTAACGCCGCCCGCGTCGTCTGCTGGTTGCCATTCCTGCGCGGCTGCATCGTAGGCAATGACTTGGCCATCGGTTACGCCTGTGGTGTCTACGTCTGACAATTCGCCAAGCGTAACGCCTGTAATTGGGCTTCCTTGCGCTATCTCGAAGTCGCTGCGACTTATTCGCACGTCATAATCTGCCGATATGTTGTAAGTTCTCTGCGCTTCGTCGAAGTCAATTATTTCGCTTAGGTATTGAATGCTTTGAACATTCACGCCCGAATATGTGCCCGTTACACGGTCAAGCGCAGCCCGTACGTGCGTCGCCATATCAATGCAATCGCTGTAACTAGTCGAATATAAATTCACCTCGACTTGTGCCGTGTCCAGCTTTGACGGTTCGCGCTTTGTGTCGCTCGGTTCGTTGCTGCTGATGTTGTAAACTACATAAGGCAAAACCGCATCTTGTTGCGCTACCTCTGGAAAAATACGGTTGTTCACTATGGCGCGTAAATCCGTATCACCTAACAACAAATCAAAGATTGCTTTTCCGACTGTCATCTCATAAACCTTTTAAATTCCTTTTTGTAAAGTTCTACCTGCCTGCGTTGCGTTTTACCAATACCCGCTTTTATTCCTTGCGTTAGTTTGCCCTTGTTTGGCGTTTGCATTATGATGCCGCCGCCGCCTTTCTTGCCGCCTTTTTTCATCGTTGCAGGACGTGCGCCCATTTCTACAATATGTGCAAACCAACCATCAGCGCCGTCACGCACTTTGCGCTTCAGTTTGTATTTCCCTGCATTATTCGCACGCGGGCCAATCATTGCCGTATTGCTGCCTTTGCTGAACCAAACGCCTATCGAGTTTTTCAGCTGGCCTTTCTTTACCTCAATATTTTTGCCGTTCTTTTTATGGATAGTTATATCGTCCTTGTACGGCTTTAACTTACCGCGCATCGCTTGCACCGTTTCTTTTCCTGCTATGCGGTTGGCCTTTCTAAATTCCTTTTTGTTAATCGTGCCAAATCGTGCGGCTCTGTCTAACCGCTTTTCGATTTTACGTAACTGCGCCTGCATCGTGTCCATTACTCACCCGTTGACGTTGTGACAAGCCTTAAACCTTCCTCGCGTCCGATTTCCTGCACCGCTTCAATTTGATACAGTTGGCCGTTGTAGCTTACGCGGTCGCTTGGCCGCACGTCGCTTACCGTGCTGCTGTAGCGAAGAATAAAATGCACGGGTTGCACCGCATACACTTGGTCGCTTTGTATTGATTCGCTCCCGCTACCGCGATAATTTACCTCTGCCCAAATTGTAGCCAAGGTCGTCCACGTTTCCGCGCGTTCGCCGTAGTCGTTCAGCGTTAAGGTGGCGCGCTCTATCGTTATGCGCCTGTCAAGTGTGCCGAATCTCATACGCTTGTAACGTTTCTATAGGGTGAAATGATGCTGTAAATACCCAACGGCAATTCGTGCATTTTAAAGCCTGTAACGGTTTGCCTGTTTTCGTAGAGATGACCAACTAGCAAACGAATGCCATGAACAAGCGGCTGCGGTATATCGGCCTCTGCATATCCTACCGTCATATTCACCTGCACCGCGTTAAATGTGTCGTCGTATAAATCGGGCGTATTGTCAAACGTAATGCGTGCGCTTTTGGTTTTTATATCAAACCAATATTTTGCAGCTGGCAGCGTTTGCGTGGCGTTTGCCGTGTCCAAGTACGTCACGGATGCAATGGAGTTTACCGGGCCAATTGGAAATCGAACGTTGTAAAAGTAGTCGATATACCCCACGGCGCTTACGTCGCCAAGGCGCGTATTGCATACGTCTTCAATCCACGCTATCGCTGCATCTCTGAGCGCTTCTATAAGTGTATCCTCGTCCGTGTGGTCAACTCTTAAATGCTCCTTTAGCTGTGCCACGGTTATAATGCTGTCAAGGTCGGGCGTGCCTGTTATTTCTACGGTCATCATACGGCTAAAATACGGACAAAAAAAAGAGGGGCCGAGGCCCCCCTTTCTCCAAACTATAACCCAACCAAATTAAGAGAGCTTCACCGCTCGGCTCAATGCGCCGCCTTGTCGGATACCAAAGTCAAAGAAACGGTTCACGTGCAATGCAATCTGTGCAGTGCCTGCGTCGCTGTACGGGTCAACCAGCAAATCAAGGCCACCGAAGTAGGCCAAGATTCCGCCCTGTGCAAAGTTTCCGAAAATCATTCGGCCACCTGCTCCAGTTGCGTCAAGCGTATCGTTCACCAAGTAAGGTGTAGCGACTGCGTTGTACATATTGAACTGGCCATTTTCCCACAATGGAGTCACGCCAGCAACCTGTGCAACGGACTTTGAAAGTAGGTAAGCCTGTGGACTCATAACGTACGAAGCGCCTCCGAGGTTTCCACCTGCTGCAAGTACAGCGGCCTCCATTGCGTTTGCAACTGTTGCAGACAAAGCAGCGTCGGCAGTGTTGTAAACATCAACATCAGTAGATGCCATAATAGCGTCAAAAGCATAGTCATCAACATATGCATTCATAGCTGCGGCCAACTCGTTAGCAATCAAAGCATCTACCTCTGCACCGCCCTGCAAAATCAATTGCTTGCTGTACTTGGTGTTAGCTGCAACTCGCTGCGGAGTCAAAGTAACGTCATCCATTTCCAAGCCTGAACCTGCATCGGCTGAAACTTCTGTTTCACCTGTGCCTGCGGCCTTTGCGCTTACACGTGGAAACTGCAAGTTACCCGTAGCGTTACGAATTACTGTTGTGCCGAGTCCTTCCAATACGGTAGGGGCGCGAAGTGCTTCGATTGCAGCAGGTACAACAGTTGGAACAAATCCTGAACCGTCGCCGCTTCCTGCTTGGAAGTCGTCAGCAGCTCCAGCACGCAAAGCGATTGAAGGAATTGCAATTTGTCCAGCCATTTGCAGGCCTTGGCTTCGTGCTTCCTTGCTTGCTTCACTTGCCCACTCTGCTTCTGCACCTTCCAAGTTGCGACCGTTTGCAACGGCAGCGACTGCACGGCTCAAGCTGAAAGAACTATTCACGCGCTCAACTTCGCGCTGCTCGGATGCGCCGGCTGTACCGCTCTGCGCCATTCGTGCAACCATTTCCTGCTCGCGTGTCTTGTGCTTAATCTTAACGTCGAGGTCTTGCATCAAGCTGTCAAGCTTGTCGCATCGCTCCTGCTCTGCTTCTGTCATAACGCGGCCCTCTGAGTCCGCTTTTTGGCCGATTGCAACAAACTCTTCATAGTTTGCGTTGCGCTGGCCTTTTAAATCGTTTAAAGTCATCTTAGTAATGTTTTGCGTAAAGTTACGCGGTTCTGTTTTTATCGTTTCAGGTTCTGCACGCTGTT